CCAACGGGCTTTGAAAAGATAGATGAAGCCACCGCAGGGTTACAAGGTGGTCAGCTAATCACTGTTATTGCTCCTCCAAAAACTGGTAAATCTCAAATCGCCTTGAAGATGGCAATAAACGTACATCAAGCAGGCAAGATTCCCATGTTTCAGTCTTTTGAGATGAGCAACCGTGAGCAGTCACAGCGTCACGATGCGATACGAGCGCACATCTCCAGTGCCCGTCTTCGAAGAGGAAAGCTAAACGCTACCGAAGAACAGCGGTACAGCGATTTACTAGAAACCATGAAAGACGAGCATCCGTTTCACCTAGTAGATGCTGTCAACGGATTAACTATTGATTCTTTAGTTGCCAAAGGCGAGCAGCTGAACCCCGACATCATGTTTGTCGATGGTGTATACCTGATGCTTGACCAAGTAACTGGAGAGTCAAATACTCCGCAAGCACTAACGAACATTACCCGTGGGCTAAAGAGAGTAGCTCAAAAACTAGACATTCCTATCGTAATTACAACTCAGACCTTGCTCTGGAAAATGCGTGGGGGCAAAGTCACTGCAGACTCAATCGGTTACTCATCTTCGTTCTTCCAAGATTCAGATGTTATTTTGGGTCTTGAACCGATTGAAGACGACGAAGAGTTGCGACTTCTAAAGATTGTTCAATCTAGGAATTGCCCACCTTCCGAAACTACTATTACTTGGAAGTGGGACACGGGCTGCTTCCACGATGAAATTGAAGACGAAAACTGCACGTACTGCACTCCGTGGGGAGGGTCTACCTTTGTATAACATCGAGAGAGTTCTTGAAGCTTTAGACATTGACTACACAGAGAGGGGCGACAACGCTCAAGCTCTATGCCCAATGCACGAGAGAATCACAGGAAACGTAGACCACAACCCATCGTGGTACATCCACCTAGAGACTGGGCAACACATTTGTTTTTCTTGTGGCTATAAAGGGGGTATTCTACAGCTGGTCTGTGACATTAAAGAGTTTTATGTACAACTTTGGCAAACCACAGAATACGACTACAACTCTGCTCGTTCTTGGATTGCTGGAGCAGCTGAAATAACGATTGAAGAATTAAAAGAAAAGCTAACCAAACTGCCAGAGTATGTTGCTCCCCCTCCACGGCCTATTGGAATGTCGGAAGCTCGTCTGGCAATTTATACAGAGCCAACAGACGAAGCACTCGCTGCTCGCAACATAACTAGAGAGGCAGCAGAGCACTACGGAGTTCTGTGGAACAAAAATACGCACACATGGATACTCCCTTTGCGAGAACCCGACACTAACAAGTTGATGGGGTGGCAAGAAAAAGGCACGGTAGATAGAACCTTTAACAATCGTCCAATGGGCCTACAAAAATCTAAAACACTATTTGGTGTGCAAGTCCAGCGTGAAGAAGGGGCCATAGTAGTGGAGTCACCCCTAGATTGCTTGCGCATGCACTCTGCGGGGTACACAGGGGCTGTTGCTACCTGTGGAGCTGTTATAAGTGAGGCTCAAGCAAAACTTTTGCGACGTTCTGATAAAATAGTTGCAGCCTTTGACAACCCCAACCTTGACACTGCTGGAAGAAAAGCATCTGAGCAGTTACGCACATTTGCAAGGAAATATGGGTTAAATTTGTTCTTCTTCAACTATGGAGACACAACCAAGAAGGACCCAGGCGAAATGACTGACGAAGAAATTCGTTGGGGGATTTTGAACGCCAAGTCCGCAATTCTGGGGGAGTCAGCTTATGTTTCTAGGAACGCTGAAACCATATCAGGTTGAAGCAGTAGACAAGATGGTTGCGCAAAAGCGCATCCTTGTTGCTTATGAAATGGGCTTAGGGAAAACCCCTATGACGATTGCAGCCATTGAAGAGCTTCGCACTCAAGGCAAGATGACTAGAACAGTACTTGTACTTTGTTTAGCATCTTTAAAATACCAGTGGCAAAAAGAAATCACTAAGTTCAGTGACTCTTCATCATTAGTAATTGATGGCACAAAAGTGCAGCGAGTCAAACAGTACGCTGAACTGGTCGATAACGATTACGTAATAATGAATTATGAACAGGTAGTAAATGACTGGGACACTATTAAGACTGCTGAGTTTGATGCAATCATTTGTGACGAAGCGACCGCCATCAAAGGCTTCAGGGCGAAGCGAGCTAAAAAGGTCAAAGAGCTTGCTAAGACTGTAGCTATAAAGTACGCCTTAACAGGCACCCCTATAGAGAACGGCAAACCCGAAGAAATCTACAGCATTATGCAGTTTGTAGATACCACGGTACTGGGACGCTTTGATTTATTTGATAAAGCATTCATTGTTCGCAATCACTGGGGAGGCGTAGACCGCTACAGAAACCTAGACGTGCTTCATCGCACCCTGTCTAAGTGCTCTGTGCGTAAGTCTCAAAAAGACGAAGATGTAAAGCCGTATCTACCCGACGCTATTTATCGTGAACCAATCTTGGTTTCATTTGATACAAAATCTAAGGGAGTATATGACGTAATTGCATCTGACCTTATGCAGCTGCTGCTAGACGCCCGAGAAACCTTTGGTGCGTCATTTAACCTAGCAGCCCACTACGGACAGTTCTCAGCAGACGACCCAATGAACGAGCTGCGGGGGCAAATTATGTCAAGAATTACAGCAATGAGAATGCTGTGTTCTAGTCCAATTGTGCTGCAAAACAGTGCTACCGCATTTGACATGGACGCTGGAGGCAGTGCGTACGCCCACTCTTTGGGCGACATGATTTACACGATTAAACAATCGCCCAAGCTAGACACCACTATTACATACATAAAAGACCATTTAGATATAGACCCGTCATACAAAGCAGTTATTTTTGCGTCATACCTGGATTCTGTTCGAGTCATCGTTGACCGCCTAACTGCTGCTGGCTATAACGCAGTTCGTTATACGGGTCAAATGAATGCAAAACAAAAGGAAGAGGCAAAGATTGCATTTCAAACCACAGAAGACATTAGAGTCTTGGTCAGCTCAGACGCAGGAGGCTACGGTGTTGACCTTCCCCAAGCAAACCTCCTTCTCAACTACGACCAGCCGTGGTCCTCAGGACTCTCGGTTCAGCGCAACGGTCGTATCAATCGTGCGTCCAGTACATGGCCCAGTATCACGATTCAAGACATTCTTATGAAAGATTCAATTGAACAACGCCAGTATGATATGTTAAGACAGAAGGGAAATGTTGCTGAGGCAATCTTGGATGGAACCAACATTAACTCACGGGGTGGCGTTGACCTTACGGTTGGAAGTCTTATAGACTTTTTAACTAACAAACTAATTTAGGAGGGTACCTATGGCGAGAGTTGCTCCAGAAGAGCCTCGTGAGTTTTACGACCCGAACGACTTCAATAGTCAGGTACGGGAATTTGTTCGTCTCAAGGAAACTATTGATTCCCTTGATAAGCGTCAGAAAGAATTGCGTGACCAGCTTATGGCTGTCCTTGATGAGGATGGCTATGAAGATGAGAAGGGCAATGTTCTCTACGAGTTTGACGCTCCTATCGACGGTGTTGTCAGACTAGAAAAGCAGCGTCGTGCCACTCGTAAGTTAGACGAAACGAGAGCAGAAGAAATTATTGAGACACACAGCCTTGGAGAAGACGTCTACAAGATGGTGCGAGTAATTGATGAAGACGCTCTAATGGCTGCTTTTTACGATGGTAAACTAACTGAAGAGGAACTAGATGAGATGTTCCCCGTAAATGTTGTTTGGGCACTGAGAACTCCTAAGAAGTAATATGCCAGGAATGCGAAGCGAAGATGAGATTCTTCGTGCGTTTGAGGGGCTAGACACAGCCCCAGGGTCCCGCCATGCTCGTCGAGACCCAACTGAGCGTTCCGAACAACAGCGTAAAAAAGTTTTCACAGGCTCCAATGGTTGGGATGAAAACCCAATCATAAAGACTGTGAATGGAATAGAAACTGAACTCTTTACTATTGGTGCGCTAGCACAGGCACTAGAAAAAGAGATTGTTACTGTTCGTCTGTGGGAGAAGAAGGGTTACATTCCTATCGCTCCCTATCGCCTCCGCTCCAAATCACTTAACGGTAAAAAAGTTGGTGGTAACCGTGTATACACACGGGAACTTATCGAAATAACTATCGAAGAGTTTGAGCGTCGTGGACTTATTGGGTCTGCACGTGTAGAGTGGAACAAGCTTCGTGACCTGACCTACACCTTGGTGGAGAGATGGACACAAGCTACCAAACAAAATCGAGAGTCATAAGACCTCACATCCATATGAGAGCGCAAGCCTCAAGAAAGAAACCATGACAATACAAAACCCAGCAGTCGCAGCAAGCGACTACGAAAACGACCTCTACATTGAGGACACCCCAGACGCTCCAGCAGCTCACGGAACCACCGTGCAGGCAGGCTGGGACGCTGCAACCGATGTACTCACTCCGAAGAAGTCTGGTGATTACCCCACCGACTTCCGTTTCTCGGAAGAGCTACAGCTTGTTCGTTTCCTAGAGAACGAGCCATTTGCCGTTTACGAACAGCACTGGGTAGAAAAAGAGGGCAAGAAGTCATACGTGGCTCTTGGAGAAGATGACCCACTGACTGTGATAGCAGGCTTGAAGCCACGCCCAAAGTTTGCTTTCAACATCCTTAACCTTTCGGCAGATACGCCAGAGGTTCAGGTTTTGACTGCCCCAACCAGCCTTGCCCGTATGCTCCGTGCAGCGAATGACGACCCACGTCGTGGTCCGCTTACGAAGTACTACTGGGCAGTATCCCGCTCAGGCATGGGACCTTCAACCACGTTCACCCTTGACCGTGTGAAGCCCACTGACCTGCAAGAAGAGTGGAACCTATCCCCAGAGACTATTGAGGAGGTCGCTAAGAACGCCCCCCGATACGACTCCTCCATTATCAAGGTCGCTTCCTATGAGGAGCACCAGCAGATTGCTAGACAGCTAGTTTCTGTAGGATAGTTTCACACTACGGGGAGGCCGTAAACCACATCTCCAGTACCCCCTTTTGTTTACGGTCTCCCCAACTAGGGGCATTATGAATCTAATTACAACAGACGAGCAGCTTCAAGAATTTGTTGAGTATTACTCCAAAGTTGAAGCATTTGCTTTTGACGTAGAAACCATTGGTAAGCGTCGTGCGCATCCTGTTGTCAATGATGTAGCTTGGATTTCCTTCGCAACAGAAGGCAGAGTAGATGTTATTCCTATGGGCCACCCAAACGGTGACTTTGAGTTTTATACTAAACCACTATTAAAAGCAGGCAAAGAGCGCATCGACAAGGGCAAGCCCCTAACAGACACCCACTTTTCAAAGAACAAAGAGCGTTGGGTTCCTCAGTTTAGTGACCCTCCCACTCAGCTACTGCCCGCTACAGTTTTCTCTGCTATTCGTCCCCTCATGTTTGGGAAGCAACTAAAGATTGGTCACAACGTTAAGTTTGACCTGAAGTCTGTTGCAAAGTACTACAGAGGACAAGTACCTACAAAGCCTTATTTTGACACTTTGATGGCTGGAATCATTGTTAATAACCTGAACCGCAACATGCTTAGCCTCAAAGAGTCCGTGAAGCGAGAGCTGAGCATCGAGATTGAAAAGGGAGTAGGAGAGGATATCTCTCAGCACTCTTTTGACGATGTTGCTAAGTACTCCGCAATTGATGCCGAAGTAACTTGGAAGTTATACAAAGTTTTAAACTCTAAGCTTGATGATAACCTCCAAAAGGTTTGGAGACTGGAGATGGATGTTCTCGGTGCGCTTTGTGACATGGAGCTTACTGGCGCCCCTATCGATGAAGAACAGCTACAGTTTCTATCAGAGCAGATAACGGAAGACTTAGAAAAGGCAAAAGCAAAAGCGTTCAAAGAAGCTGGCGAAGCTTTTTCGATTAACTCTGTTCCCACTAAACAGCTTTTACTTTTTGGAGGAGACAAGCCTCGCCTTAAACCAAACATTAAGTTTAGAAACTCCTTAACCCCTAAAGGCAAAGAGTTGGTGAAAGCAGGTAAGGACGTTGACTACAGCTCCTATTCTGTTAGCTCAGATGCTTTAGAGCCGTTCAGGGGCAAAGACACTTTGGTTGACGCTCTTTTGGAATATCAGGATTTAAATAAACTCCTTACAACGTATGTGACCCCGTACACAGGGGGAACTATAACTAGAACCACCAACGGCAAAGAGCGACAAGTAGAAAAAGACAGCCTGTTAATCAACGGCAGGGTGCATACCAAGTTCAACGCTCACGGTGCTGACACTGGAAGGTTTAGTTCTAGTGAACCAAACTTGCAGAACATCCCCTCTTCAGGAGATTACGGCAAGCTAGTTCGCAACTTGTTTATTGCACCCCCAGGGCACAAGCTTGTTGTTGCTGACTATTCGCAGATTGAGCCCCGAATTATTGCTGCTTTTTCTAGAGACGAGCGATTGGTAAATAACTATTTAACTGGCGGAGATATCTACACCACGATTGGTGACACAATGGGAGTAGACCGCAAGGTAGGAAAGATGCTAGTTCTAGCAATTTCGTACGGAGTTGGCCCCGACAAGATTGCGTCTTCTATTGGCTGTTCAATAAAAGAGGCCCAAGACTTGATGAATCGATTTGAAGCAAAGTTTTCATCAATTAAAAAGTATAAAGCAGCAGTTATTCGCCGTGCTAAAGAGCAGCGACCAATGCCGTTTGCATCAACCATTTTTGGTAGGCGACGTTATATCCC